GTGCGCGGTAGTGGAGGTTGGCGCACAGCCCGGCCAGCCACTCGGGGTTCTGGACGTACTTGGCGAGGTTCGCCCGGCAGCGGTTGAAGTCCCCCGGCGTGCCCCAGGCGATCTTCACCGCGCCGCGGCCATCGACCCAGTAGTCGGTGATGCGCTTGGTGGGCTTGGGGTCAGTGACCCAGCCGGGGCCGTCCTTGGTCTTGGTGGGGACGTTCTTGAACTCGCCCTCAGCCTCCTCGGTTTCCGCCGTACGTACAGCGGTTTCGGCCTCAGCGTCAGCCCACGTGCCCAGCGCGATGAACGCCTCGGCGAACGCGGGGATGGCGCACAGGGTGGTGGAGGCGATGCGGGCCTTGCTGTACTCGGCGACCTGCTCCCCGTCCTCCCCTTCGGCGTACGCGCCCTGAATGGCGGTGACATCGACGGAGACCCCGCGCCACATGCCGGTGGCGACCATCCGCAGCGCCTCGTACGCCTCGGGGGTGGTGTCGAACACGCCCTCGGCCTTGATGAGGTTCCCGTCCCGGAACAGCCGGTCGATCCTGCCGACAATGACGGAGCCGTCGTGGCCGTCGTCGTCGATGAACTGCGCTTTCAGCGGCAGCGGGAGGTTGCGCGAGTCGATGCCGTTGGCGACGAACGCCCGCCCGTCCTCGGAGGGACTGACCTCGACAGTGACGACGGAGTGCCAGGGGATTTCCGGGAACGCCTCATCGTCCAGCCCGACGACGGCGGCGGTAAGTTCCTCGGCCTCGGCAATCTCCTCCTCGGTCGGCTCCACCGGGGCTTCATCCACTGGCATGACTTCCCCGGCAGCGCGCAGCGACTCGGGGTGCTCGGGTTCTTCTGCGGGCACGGTGGTTCCTCCAAGGGGGTATTCGGTGCGGGACTCCCCATGCCAGACGGCGAGCCGGTCAAAGGTGATGGCCTCCCCGGTGAACTCGGCGGTGGCCGGCTTGTCCGGGTAGCCGAGGGTGACGTGCGGGAGCCACGTCGGGAACTGCTCGACGGAGTTATAGGACTCCTGCAGGTACTCGCTGTTCTGCAGCAGGCCGTCGCGGATGAACACGAGGTTGGCGGCGTCGAACAGGACCACGTCGGCGGCGTCCTTGCCGAGGGTGGCCCTGCCGTTGACCTGCTCGGTGATGATGCCGACCTCGCCCTCGGTGACGAACTGCTCCACCGCGGACTTCAACTGCTCCTCATCCAGCGCGGAGGAATCCCCGAGGAACAGGAGAGTGGCGTGGGCGCCGGAGCGCTCGGAGGACGCGGCGCTGATGGGATCATCCGCTGCGGGGAGGGCGACGATGACGGTGGAGGTGATTTCCTCCTCCTGCACCCCGCTCTCAGCGAGCGGCTTCGCCAGTTCCTTCGCCAGTTCGGCAACCTCGGCGTCGGTAAAGGTGGTGGTGGGCGATTTGAACTCACCATCGAGGGAGGTCGGGCGTGCAACGCAGCGGCAGTTCATCCAGTTCGACGGGTCGCCCACCGGCTGTCCGGGGTAAAGCATTTCCACTTCCCCCACAGTGAAGGGCTGGCCGGTCGGAACGACCTGACCGTGGGCATCCCGGTGCGCCTCGCGGACGGTGGAGTCACCCATGGTGACCCATTCGAGTCCGACAGTCTCATCGGGATCGGAGGTGGTGGCAGCTTCCATCGCGGCGTTGTGAGCGGCGACGGCCAACCAGCGGGTGACGGACTCGACCTGCGCGTTGAAGGCGTCCCCGGTGGTGCGGTTCGTCAGTTCGAGCGCGTCGGAGATTTCCTTGGCGAAAGCGTCGTGCATATCGTCGAGGATCGGGTTCCACGCATCCACTTCGGCGCGGGCGGTGGTGTCGAACAGGTCCAGCGCCTCGGAGACGACGGGCCGGAACCACTGCGGCAGACCGGCCCGGGTCAGCGCGTCCCGTACGTGGGGCCGCAGGGAATCCTCTGCGGCGGTGATGATGTTCCTGCGCTCAGCGGCGAATGACTCGCTGCTGGCACTCAGGTTCTCTCTGCGGATCATTACCATTCCTTCTCTCCGTCGCAGATTGAGCAGCAGTCCCAGCCGATGCCGCCGGGGTGCGGGGTGAACTTGTGCAGGCCGAGCAGGCACCGGAGGGGGCGCTCGTACCAAGGGCGATTGCGGGGGTAGATCATGCCGCCTCTCCCATCTGGTTGGCTGTGTGCATACTCATGACCATGTATCCGGCGAAGCGCTGGAACTCGTGCGGGATGTGGCTTTCGAGCAGCCCCTCGCAGTACGTGTGCAGCGCGGTTTCGAGCCAGTCCCGGTCCACCTTGTGCCGGGCGGCGAGGACATCGACCTGACCCCAGGCGTCGTCGAGCATCGCGGCGGGGTCCTCGACGTTGACGAACTGGTAGATGCTGGCCGCAGCCACCGAGGGCTTGACCTTCATCTGGTTCTTCAACTTGTTCCCGGCCCGTTCCAGCGCCCGGACCACGATCTGGTCCGCGGCCGCGATCAGCGCACCCTGCGCGTACTTGCGGTCCACGTCGGAGGACGGGACATCGCCTGCGTCACGGGCGTCCTTGCGGCGCTGGCCGCGCTCCCGGTCGGGTATCTCGATGGTGGGGTGTTCTTCCAGCGAGGGGGTGGGCCGGGCCTCCTGCATTTCCTTGTCCGGCTCGATGACGCCCTCCAAGGCGAGCGGCAGGTCCACGCCCAGCTTCTTCAACGCAGCGGCGACAAGGTCAGGGGTGGTGGAACCCCCGGCGACCTTCTGCGTCAGCCAGTCCGCGTACTCCTTCTCATCCATAAGGTCCACGGTGTCGAAGCCGGTCTCGCGGACCACAGCCTCGCGGTTGAGGATCCCAAGGTTGTAGAGTTCCAGCGCTTCCTTGGACCGGTTGGGACGGAGTCGCATTTCGGAGGTGTCGGCGGCGATGGAGTAGTGCCGCAGTTCGCCGTCCAGCTTGTTCTTGACCCCGTACAGCAGCGGGCGCAGGTAGCGCTTGGCAAGCTGGGTGGTGATGATCTTCAACAGCGGCTCGGTGTGGGACTTGATGGCGGACTCGTCGGCCTGCCACGCGGACCAGTGGTTGGCCTCGGACGCACCCTGCAGCACCTCGGGCGGCATATCCATGCCGAGCGCCAGCCGGCGGATGGCCTCGTCGCGCATCTGGATGGCCTTCTCATCCAGTTCGGTCCAGAACGTCATGTGCTTCACCGCGGCAATCGCCTCTGCGGGAGCCGTGATGACGATGGGCACGAGCGCGGAGGGGTCGCCCCGGTCCTCGATGGCGGTCCCCATGGTGTCGGTGATGACCTTCATCAGGTCCTCGGCGGTGTTGGCGACCCGGACGGGTGCGCCTTCCTCGGCGTCGGCGGACGGCGGGACGGGGAAGGTCATTTCGGAGGGCATGAGCAGGATGCCCGCGCCTGCGAGGCGGGAGTCCACCTGCGCTGCGACGTGGTCGGTGAGCCGTTCCAGTTCCCCCAGGACGGAGAGCAGCGACAGCGAGGGGCTGATGGCGACCTCGGGGTCGTTGGGGTCGGGACGCCAGATGCGGATGTGCAGCACGTCGTTGGGGTCGGCGTCGAGTTCGCGGTCGTTCACCCGCCACTTGCCGGACTCGGTGGCCGGGCGGTGGACCTTCGTGGCACCGCAGACCTCCCACACGTCCCCGCCGTCGCCGAACGGGTCCTTGTCCGGGTAGGCGATGATGTGGGCCTCGCCTGCGATGGTGAGGTGGATGCCGAGCAGCCGGAACATTTCTGCCCTGCCGTCAGCGTTGTCGAACAACTCGTCGATGTACTCGGCGGCGGGACCCTCGGTGACTTTCTTGATGCCATCCTTGGTTTCGAGAGTGGCATGGATGAGGGCCTTCGACAGCATCGAGCCGACCCAGTCGCAGCCGAAGCGGAACTCGGGGATGGTGCGGTAGAAGCGGTGGGCCTCAGCCTGCCACCCGTCCGCCCTCGTGGGACGCGACAAGTTGTGCATCCCACGCAATCCGGTCCTCGCGGCGGATGCCACGAGTGAGTTTACGACCGGCACCGGCTCCGGTTTGGGCATACGCGGCATCGCTTATTCCTTCTCGTCGCGCTCTACGATCATGGGCACAACGTAAGAAGCGGCCATGATTCCATTGATGACCCACCACGATTCGTGGAGGTGAGTGAAGTATCCCCACAGCGCGAGGGGCACTACCACCCAAAAAGACAGGCACCAGTGGCAGTGCAGCAGCTTGTTCCAACTCGAACCATCGGTCGCGTCGTCCCACTTGATGCGGAGCCATACCACGGGAGGGAAACTGTCTGCTGTGATGAGCCGCGTAATGCGCCCCGCTGAGAGACTGAGGACTACAAAGGCTGCGAACCACACGACAATTTCCACCATGCTTACGAGAGTACCGTGTGTACGCATGGTGGACGGTGTACTCTACCGTGTTGCCGTGCAGGGAAAAGGACTACGCAGCCTTCGGGCGGAACCCCAATGCCTTGCTTACTCGGCTCAGACGGTCCTTGCGTGCCTTCATCGGCTTGCCGCCCGGCTTAGCGATCTGCGCGTGCTCACCGCCACCGTTGAGTTTGGTCACTCCGTGGACCAGCGCATCCACGCGGTCGGGGGAATCGTCCTGATCGGGCACCCACTCGGTCATCTGCGTTTCCAGTTCCTCGAACACCGTCAGGTGGTGTACGCGGCCCTGCTCGTAGAGTGACACAACAGGCTCGGCGCGGAGGGCTTTGCCTCGGCGGCTGGTGACAAGGTCCACAGGCCCACCCTTGCGGGAGTTCCGCAGCGTGGAGAGCACCATTTCACCGCCGTAGTTCTTCTCCGCAATGACCTTGTCGGCACCGAACTCGTCGAACGCCTTCCACGCTTCCTTCGCCCACCCCTCGGGGGTGAAGTGCCCGGACCTGTCGGCGAGGACGTAGTAGTGGTCCCCGATCTTGCCGACGACGACGATGCCAGTCTCGTCACGCTTCTTGTTCGACGTACCGGCGGGGTCGATGGCGACGACCACCTTCTCCATATCCTCGTGGGTGAGGATCGGCCGGCTGACGCCTTCCTTCTCATCCTCGGTCCACTGGACCCGGTGCGGCTCGATCAGCCCGTAGTTCCACAGTGCGCCCTGGATGTCGTCGAGGACCTCGCCGTACAGTTCCTGACGGCCCAGCCGGGTGCCCTCGTACTTGTCGAGCATGACCTTCTTGAATGAGGTGGCGAGGTTGTCCATGTTGGCGTAGGTGGAAACCGTGACGGAGACGGTGTCCTTCTGCGCCATCAGTTCCTTCATCCACTTCGTCGGCAGCGGCGTCGTCGAGCACAAGACGCGGGGGTGCTTGCCCAAACGGAGGCCGAACATCATGTTGTCCCACGTCGCCTCGATCAGCGCGAAGTGGGCGGGTTCGTCGAGCCAGACGGCGGCGTGCTGCGGACCACGGAGGCGCTCGGGTTCCTCCCCGGTGAATGCCTGGATGATGTGGCCGTTGCGGTGCTTGGGGTTCTTCCCCTTCTTCGGGCACATGCAGGGCACGGTGATGCGGCGCTTCGACGGCTCCCACAGCACCTCGATCTTGGCCTTGGCGAACACGGCGAGCAGGCCGGACTCACCTTCGACCATGACATCGCGGACGTGCGGCAGGGTCGGGCCGATGATGGAGGTGCGCTCGTACGCGCAGGCCATCTTCCGCATCCACTCGGCACCGGAGCGGGTCTTGCCGGAACCACGCCCGCCTTTCAGCAGCCACACCAGCCAGTCATCCCCGGGCGGGGGCCACTGGTCAGAGCGGGCGTGCCCGTAGTCGTACTCGTCGTGCGGCTTGCCGTCGCAGGTCCGGCCCCGCTTGCAGTACCAGACCTGCTTCTTCGTCTCCGCGGCGTCGAGCGCCGCGAGCAGCTTGTCCTTCGACTTCTGATCCCACTTCGCCCACTCGTTGGGGTCAAACCCCTTGGGCGCTTCCCCACTCACAGCCGCTCCACCTTCAACTCGGTCAGCGGCACAGGCTTGGCCTTGTGTTCCTTGCGCCACTTCGAGAAATTGATCCAGTACACGGTGCCGTAGGCGACCGCGCTGAGGATGAAGCCGTACTGCTCAGTGACGACGGCGAAGATCAGCCACAGCGCCTGAGCGCACAGGTTGAGCATCCACCCCCAGTAGTTCTTGCGGCCCGCGATCAGCAGGCCGGTGATGCCGATGATGCTGAGCACGAAGCTCCACACAAGGCCCTCATTCATGACTTCTCGGCCTCCCACACGCAGTGCAGGGACACTTCCGAACGGCGCACTTCGCCGGGGCGGTCCGGCTCGATGACGTACACATCAGTGGAGACGAGGGCGTTGTCCGGCACCTCGTCCAGCGCCCTTTTCAGCGCCTTCGCGTCCACGTCCCTCGGCAACTCGATGACGGTGGAATGTTGGATCTTCACTGCGGCTCTCCCAGCTTCTCTATCTGCCACGACCCGTGCCCGGTGCCGTCGTCGTCCACCCTGATCCGGCGCCCGTTTCCGGCGGAAGCGTTGTAGCGCGTGGGGGGTGAAGTGAACTTGGTGACCTCCGACAGGGGCAGGCCCAGGTCGTAGGCGATGAACGCGCACAGCGCCCGGCGCAGATACCCCTGCATGGAGGTGCCGCGGCGCTTGCACGCCTCGTCGAGGAGGGGCCGCAGGCCGTCGTCGTAGGTGGCGAGGGTGCCCGAGGTGCGCTCGGTGTGGCGCTTGGTTTTTTTCTGCCGCTGCTTCACCCGTTCCAGTGCCCGCGCCTGCCAGCCGGGGGTGGACGGGTCGGTGAATCCGGCGAGGTTGCCTCTAGGGTTTCCGGCCACGGCGCACCTCCTGACGGACGCTGCTGACCTCGGCGCAGACGATCATCACCAGCGCGGTGAACAACTGGTAGATGGGGTCATGCTCGTCCCGCTCCATGTACGCGGTGACGGCAAGCCCGATGGCGATACTCCACCACATGATCCTCATTTGCTGACCTCCATCGAGGCGGGCCACGTCAGGCACCCGCCGTTGTGGCCGGTCTCCAACTGGCAGCGGCAGGGCGGGGTGTGCTCGCCGATGCGCTCGCAGTGCTCGATGACTTTCAGGCACGGATTCTCGGGGAGCCAGTTCGGGCGGTACATCAGTCCCCCTCCACGATGTCGGCGTCGATGATGTCGGCCTCCACCGCTTCCTTGTCCTCGTCCATCTTGCCGAGGAGCCGCTGCGCGTACTCGTGGATGTAGGAGTCGGCGGGGGTGACGGACACCTGCACGGGCGCGTCC